GTGGCAATCGCCTCGCCGTCCTCATTGAGTTTGAAAGTGCCTCGGGCGCGCAGGATGATGTCCTCGGCAGCGTCGGGGAGCGCGCCGGCCTTGATGGCGGCAGCGCGGATGGAATCGGCTAGCACCTTATCGCTGTACTTGGCAGCGAACGCCTCTGCCTTGTCGGCGCGGGTCTTTTCGGCGGCCAACTTGGTGTCGTAGTCAGTCCGCAAACGCTCGGTGCGACGGGTGATAACCTCGTCCAACTTGCCCTCGGCAATCAGTTTGGTCTCTTCGTCCTGCCCCACCTTGGTCAGCAGCCCCTTCACGGCGGCGATGTCCAGACCTTCGAACTGGGTCTTGAACCCGTCCAGTTCAGTTTTGGTGGTCCGGAGCGAGCCAAGCAGCTCGGTGTTTTTGTTCTTGAGTCCCAGAGTTGCCGCCTCAACAGCAGCAGCGATGGCGGTCTGAACTGCCGGGTCTTCAAGATCAATCTGGTTTTCGTCTGCCACTTGATGCACCCCTTGGGTTTGGTCGGCCCGCTTTGCAGGCATAAAAAAACCCCGGCATGGCCGAGGTCTGGAAGAATTTGAAATTGTTAGTCTTCAGCGTCGTCTTGCAGTAGCTGAATATCTTGAGCCCTCGCGGCGCCAATGAGCATGCTCGATACATCTGCTCCGATCGGGAATCTATAATCTGCGATGGAGGTAACCACATAGACAGATAGATCTTCAATACGCTTCAGATCAAGTAGCGACAAAGCTCCTAAAAGACGCCCTAACTGCGGTATCTGCCAGCCGAAGTTCAGATCAGAACGGCTATCCAGCCGGTGAGGGATTCGGATATCTGCCCCATTAGGCAAATTGGCTGACAAGCTGACGGCACGGCCGCTGGGGCTCTCTAGGAAAACGCCGTTAACCGTGCAAGGGAAAAGACCAGTTGAAATGACTCTGACTGAAAGATAGAAATCGCTGGCCCACTGGTCCACTATGATTTTTTCTTTCTCTCGGTCTTCTTGAGCTGCCTCATTCCTGCGTACAAGAATAAAGCTCGAAATAACCGCTAACAGCGCACCGATTCCAGAAACCCAATCTCCCAAGCTTCCCCAGTCAGGAACGAACTTTATAGTCGAATTCGGGTTGAAATTTATTCCCGCTGTCAATCCGAGTAGGCCGCATATTGCGCAGGCTAATACAGCCACACATCCAAGAATCCAACTCACGCACTATCCCCTAATAGATCTTAAACATTGGTATTTTAAGGCCTAATGGTCATTTGTGCGCCGAAACTACAGACAACCCACGCATCACTAGGTAATCGGCTAACTGCGTCCTGCTCGGAACGTACGGCGGCGGGCGCATTCTAAAGCCTGGCGTGTCCCGATTGAGATGTGTCCGCCGGCCGTTCGGCTCAGTGCAATGTGTCGGCTCTTCAATCTGGAAACCCAGTTCCGCGGCATAAAGCTCGACCGCGAGACGCACTTGTCCCCATTCAAGCTCAAACGGCACGAACGTCTCTGAGAGCGTCTGATTTTCGATCTTGCAGTCACGCCGAGGCCAGGCCATCGCCTGATCCGGGTTGGCTTTGCGCCCTTTCCATTCGCGAGCGTTAATATCCGCCGCGGCGCGCAGCAGCAAATCGACTTGCTCGGCCTCTGCTTCGGGGATCCGAAAGCCGTAGTAGTCGCGGTAGAAGGTCAGCTTCTCCAGCGGCACGAAGCTGTTGGCGTCCGGTCTTCCTTGCCCGTCCTCGACAATGATCTGCATCGGTCATCTCAACCTGGTGGAGCGCCGAGTGTAACGCCTGCTCGGGTGAACATGTCAGGCTCGATGGCCTTCAGTTCGGCCAAGGTCAGCGGCTTGAACTTCTTGTCGAGTTGCAGCACCGCGAACTTCTCCGGCGTCAGGCCGCCATCGCGGAATAGCTTGCCGCGTAACGGCCCGAGCGCGTGATCTTGAAAGCTCGCCGGTTGCGTTGCCAGCCATTCGTAATAATTCAGGCTTGCATTGACTTGGCCGCCACCATGATCACCAATCGCCGCGCGCGTGGCGCCTTTCGCGAACATCTCTGAGAGTCTGGTCGTCGGCACCGTAGTCGATCGGCAGTTGATGTGCGCCGGCGGCAGCGGCCCCTTGCCCAGGTCGAAGCGCATCCCGTCCAGGCCCTTGCATTGCTGCGAGGTCTTGCGGTCGAGTGTCGACAACCACCGGTAGCCCAGCACCACATCGCTGTTGGCCTTCAGCGTTTCCATCCGCGCGGTCGTGGCCACATGCTGGATTGCCGTCTGCACCACTGATGCCGCGTTACGGTTGCTCACCGCGAGAATGCCGTCGGTGAAGTTCTGTGCCGCGGTACCGCGAACAGCCTGGATGATCTGCGCATTCGTCTGGCCCTGGCCGAAGCCCAGACGGATTGTGTTGGTCACCCGCATTGTCTCGGTTCGGGTCCAGCCGCTGAGGAAGCTCTTCAGCAGTTTCCCACCGTCCAACCCTTTGACCTGCAGCGGATAGGAGAACATCGCCGCACGGATCGCCGCATTGGTCGGCACCACAGCATCGATCGACATCGCGTGACTGAGACTGTTGGCCTCGAAGGAGGACTCGTAAAGCGCGATATCCACCAGATCAGCCTGCACAACATCGCCGAAGGCCTTGTAAATCTCCAGCAACTTGCCGTCGACCCGGGCGAGGAACTGCTCGAGGCGATCCCGGCTGTAAGTGGTCAGCTCCCTGCGAGTCAACTGTTCGCGCACCAGTTTGTCGATCTGGCGTAGGTACTTCTCGAACTTTTTGACCTCGCCGGCCTTAAGCCGCTCGATCATCACCGAGTGACGTGTTGTCTGCTCCAGCAGCTGGCTGTCCGCCTGTTCCAGGTTTGCCTTCGGCATTATCTTTGTCCAGGTTGATGCCGGCCGATTCGCGCTCTTCGCTGATCAGTTCGGCTTCTTCGTCATAGAGGCGCTCCGGCAGCTTCCCGGTCGTGAGGTACTGCCAGTAGGTGTCGGCGCTGATCGTGCCGGCCATGACGCTCTTCTGAAGCTCGCCGAGGACCTGCGGATCGACCTGCGGGATTACGAACTCGGGGTTGACCTTGAACGTCACCTGTTCCGGGTCGTAGCCCTTCCACTCGGCGGCGTACCGTAGCGCCTGCTCTACCGCCTCGGCCACGGTGATTACGATGCTGTGCAGAGTGGCGTGCTGGTCGCTCTGGCGCGTTTTGCGTGCCTCACCCGACTCGGTGCCGCCCACGTCCATCACCTTGGCGCCAGCCTCAACCGCGGCGTTGCGCTGGTCATCCATGGCAGTGCGAACGGCTTCAATGCCGGCACCTTGAAACTCCAGGTAGCCGCACTTGCCGTTCGGCCCGAGATCCCACGCAGCCGATGGACCGGTAACGCTCAGCTCTACCGCGTCGTCGAGGCCGGAAACCCACGGTTGTGGGTGACTGGTTTGATGCAGCGCCGTGAAGTAGTCAGCGCTGAGCTGGTAGGACTTCCGTGCGGCTCTTGCCATCGTCAGCAGCGGCACTTCGTCCACTTCAGGCGAGTTATCCGTCGAGCCGCAGTAAATGACAGGCAGGTAAGGCAACCCCTTAATCAGGCGGTTGTCGGTACCGGTCGTGCCAAGGGGCCTTTCCTCCTCAACCAATTCGCCGCCCTCGTTACGCACGGCGGTGAAACAAACCTCGCCCTGCATGAAGAACTCGCGGAACACCGTTTCGCAGTCATGGCTGTATCGATCACCGCCCTTCTTGCGAAATTCGCGGAACACGGAAAGGACCAGGTCCTGCCTGCCACCTTGATCGGCGACATCCCAGTTGATCGCGTTGCGCGTGGCGTAGGTCGAGAAATACGGATCGCCGCCATCGTCGATGTTCACCACTAACGGCACACGTCCGTGGGAAATAGCCTGGCGCACCATGCGAAAAAACAACTGCTTCAGGCCGAAACCGTCAGAGGTGGCGTTGTCTTCGAGGCCTTTCAGCCCTGCGGGCAATTTGATTTCTGGAATCAGGCGAGACACCAGGCCCATCATCGACCGAAGCGAGTCGCGCACCCAGTGCTCGTACTGCGCCCGGTCGGTGTAGTTCTGGTAGAGGTACTTGTTGCCAGCGGCGTCGAGCTTTTCAGCCTCGACCATGCCGCTCGGCTTGGGCAGATTTCGTTCGTTGCGCTTGATGGCTCCCTCACCTTCGAGAGCGTCGTCCATCATTTCCCATTCGGCGATGTGCGCGTCGAAATCGGGATTTGTCGATTGCACTGGCATCAGGCCAATCCTCCAATACGGCGGACACCGCCTGTGCGTTTGCGCCTGCCCATCGAAACAGCGAAGTAGCGGAATGCGTCCGCACCGTGCGATGACCAGTCGTGTAAGGGTTTATCTTTCCAGCAGCCGCGCTTGTCGTCCCACTCTTTGCGGTAGTTCTCCAGGCAGGAAATACCCAGTTCACATTTGGATTCGTCGAACGCGCAGTTCGGCAATATTTCCCGCACGTGTTCGATGCCTTCGTCGATACCGATCTTCGGGACAACACTGAACTTGAGGCTATATTTCTGGCCATCGATCTCGTAGCCCTCCCGGGCGATTTCGCGACGGGTCTTGCCATCGCTGCCGAACTCGCGGTTGTCGATGTCGTGCGGCCCCCAGTGATCGCCATACGTGTATTTGCGATCCTTGAGCACCTTCATGTAGTGACGAAGCCCTTCACCGCTGTTCTCGTAGAAGTCGATGACGTGATATTCCTCGCCGACGATCCGCACGAACCAAATCGCCGTGGAGTCCCCGACGCCGATATCCCAGAAGGTCATCACCGGCAAGTGGCTGTTGTCTGGCAGCGTGCCGATGCGCTGAGCGGCATACAGCTTGGTGAACTGCTGGGCGTAGTAAGCACCCTCGATTGACTGCTGGAAGGCCTCGGCAGGTATCGATGGGTATTCGCGCTTCATGTCTTCGCCCAGGGTCTTTTCCTTGGCGCTGTACCAGGCGCGCTGGCCTGGGTTTGTGACGATGCCGTGCTTGGCGGCCAGATCGTCGAAGTACTTGGTCAGCCGGTCCGGGATGACAACGTCGGTCGAATCCAGCCAGTACAGCGGGTTGCGCCACCAGCTGAAGAAAAAGAACTTCCAGTCCAGCAGGCCCAGGGGCACGCCGGCCATTTGCTGCTTCTCGGCAGACTGGCTGTAGTCGAAGAAGTATCCGGCCCGACCTTCTGCTGTCGACTCGATGGTGACGAAGCATTCCGCGGCCACGGCCTCGAAGGCACCGGTAACGATCTCCCGCGCCTTGTGCGGGAATTTGGCGCAGATCTTTCCGAACTCGGAAACGTGCAGGTAACGCAGCGTGCCGCCTCGGAATGAGGTCGAGACGTAGAGCGAGCCGCCCTTGCTGAACACCAACTCTCCGGCAGCGTCGTTGCGTGCAGGGTTGGCCGCCCTGATCTCTCTGGGCAAATTGTCGTAGGCGTATTTAACCTTTTCCCGGAACAGCCGCTTAGCGTCGTTCAGGGTGTGAGCGATCAGTGCGCACTTCGCAGCTTCGAACAGCGCCGCATCCAGTTGGACGATGCATACCAGGGTCGTAAAGCCCAGCTGCCGCGCCTTGAGGATAATGTTTCGGGTATGCATCCCCTGGAAGTAATCGATCTGCTCCTGCGTCATGCGGAAGCGGACCTTCTTCCCCTGCTTGTCGGTGATGAAGTAGAGGTTGTTCAGTCGCCAGAATCGATCCCGGAGCAGCTTCATGTGCTCGGGCTTCATGTCAGGCGTCCTTCGATAGTTCGTCCATCAGTTGCGAGAGCTCGTCGGAGTCTTTCGACTGCTCCTTGTCATCAAGGCCGAATGCCGTGCGTTCAAGCACCTGCAGGTTCTTCATGGCCGAGGACAACTGGAAAAGGGTTTTGGAGTTGCTTGGCAGGGCAACCGCTGCGAGCATCGAGCTACGACGGAAGCCGCTCTCATCATCGGCAGTTTCGTCAGCAATGGCGTCTTCGATTTCCTCGCGTCGCTTGATCGTGGTGAGCAGATCATCCATCAGCAGGTTCGCAAGGTTCGTGGCTTTGCGAATGTCCCGGCGATGACTGCGAACAACCGTCGCGCCCTCTTCCGCCGCTTCCTCGATGATCTCGGCGTCCCGCTCAGGGTTCGCACATTGATCGTCGCGAACCTCTCCGCGAACCAGCTTATTGCGAACCTCTTTGCGGACCTGTTCGGAAAGATCTCTCGCCCATCCAGAGGCCTTGGCTTTCTTGCGAATGGCTGTGTCGCTGATGCCATTACGCTCAGCGATGGTTCGGATGGAAAGCGCACCAGCTCGGTAGGCGCGTTCGATTGCCTCCCAGTCGGGTTGCTTGATTGTCATGGGAATCCTTATTCGCCTGGCGGCTCCAGCAGCACATCGATCAGCTTCTGCTCACCCAGTCGCATGGCACCCAGGCATTGCAGGTCGTCGCACTTAGGCCCCAGCCCGAACACAGTGACCTCGCCTTTTGGGCCGATCAGGGTCAAGGCGCCAACGGTGCATTCCGGATGCACGCCGGCATCCAGATCATCAGCAATCTTGCGGAGCGTCTTGGCGGCGTCGCGCCAACCCTCACGCTTGAAATCAATAAGCTTGGCGGTCATGCCGTCACCTGCTGTAGCCACTCTTCAATGATCCGGCGCACTACTGGCTCGGTCAGGATGGCGGATGGCTTGTCTCCACTGATCACTGAGCGCACCAGGTCGCAGGGCAGTACGTGAACGGCGTCACTTGCCACCACTGTCAGGTGCGGTCGCTGATACGCGATGTCGTGAATGCCTGCGGTCATTTGCTCACCATGATGTGCGTTTGTCCGTGTGCATGCCCATGCAGAAGTGATACAACCAGCCCCTGAGGCAGGCCAGCCGCCTTGGCAGCGTCGATCGCTTTGACAATGGCGCTATCCAGATCAGTGATGGCCTTGTTGATGGCAGGGCTCAGTGGCAATGCGTGATGCAAGCGGGTGACGTTGTTCATGTAGGCCTCCAATGTCGCGACACAATTTGCTGAGTCGTGGATCGTGTCGCGACTTACTTGACTCTGCGCTCGATACCGCCGGGAGCCTTGTTACAGTGCAGGCAGTGCTCGCAGTTCAGCATTCGACACAACCAGACTTTCACTCGCTGCCACCATGTGACCATGAAGATGTGGCGAATACCGGCGAGAGCCAGGGAAACATGCAGAGTCACACCTGCGGCGGTGGGCGGCAGGATGAAGTGATCATTGCGAGCCAGGATCGCGTAGCCGCTGATAGCGATCGCGGCGTAGATGATCTTGCCCACCACCCCATCACGAACCTTCCCGCTCAGCACGCACCAGGTCGCCCACAAACCGATCAGCCCACAGGCGACTGCGTTCAACGTTTCGTAGTTCATGGCGGGTTGCCTCCCCCGAACCGCTGGCGGATGAACGCCCAGAGGTCAGCGGCTTTGATGGCGCGGGTGATAGCGGCAATGAGTGACCCGCCGAACGTGCCGAGCAGGAAGCCGACACCCGCCACGCTGCGCGGCTCGACCACACCGAAGTAGGAACTGATCAGGCCGGTGAGGTAGTGGGCACAGACAGCTCCCGAGAAAATGAAGATGGCCCAGGCCTTACGGTCGACCAGATCATCGCGGTGCCAGAAGCTGGCGGCGATAGCGCCCAACAGTCCGGCAAGTGCCCAGTCGAGCTTATCGAACAGGCGCTGTAGAAACTCCATGCGCTCGACTCCGTAGTGGCATGACAAACAAATAAAACATAAATGTTGTATTGTAACAAAAGTGTTGTAGAATGTACTCATCCAAACAACGAGGCGAGGTGATGAAGTTCAGCGAGTTCAGACGATGGTTGAAGGCCCAAGGGGTGACCTTCGAAGCAGGCAAAGGAAGCCACTTCAAAGTCACCGCCCCCAACGGCAACAAGACCACCTTCGCGGATCACGGCAGCAAGGAAATGCCAGAACCGACCCGCAAGGCGATCATTAAACAACTGGGGCTCTGAGAGCCCCTTCACCACATCTGAATGCTGGACGATCACCTCCTAGGAGTGACCATGTACGACTATGCAATCCGTTTTGAGGAAGACACGTGTCCAGGTCTGGCGGTGTACTGCCGGGATCTTCCTTTACTGAATAGCTATGGCGATGATCGAGAACACGCCATCAGCGAAGCAGTGGATGCCATCGAAACAACCCTGTCCATCTTCGTCGATCAGCGACTAGCAATTCCGGCGGCATCTCCACCAGAGGCAGGCGAGGAAGTAATTCACCTACCAGCGGTAACCGTGGCGAAGATCGCGCTGTGGAACGTCATGATGGAGCGAGATATGCGCAAAGCCGACTTGTGCCGGCTGCTCGGCGTGCATCAGGCCCAGGGCGATCGCCTGGTGGACTTCCTGCACACATCGAAAATGGAACAGCTCGAAAATGCTTTGGCTGCACTCGGCAAACGCCTAAAGGTGTCTGTTGAGGCAACCTGAAAAGGTGCGCGCGTCTTTCCACGCTGCCCGCCAAAGAGCTGCAGCAGAGGCTGGCAGTGAAGGGCCAAAATTGATCAAGCACTTAGCGAAGGCTCCACCAGCAAAGGACACTCAAGAATGAATCTCACCAACCTGCAAACCAAAGACTTGCTCAAACTCCAGTCTGATGTGATAGGCGAGCTTAGAAATCGAGGTATCTTGAGGACCATGAACAACCCCACTGGCGACTACGCTGAGTGGCTGGTTGCTTCAGCTCTAGGTTTGAAGCTCGCCAATAACTCAGCAGCAGGTCACGACGCAGAATCTGAAACTGGCAAAAAGATCCAAATAAAAGCGCGACGGGTAAACCCCAACAACAAATCCAGACAGCTAGGCGTTATCCGTAATTTGGAAAAAAACGACTTCGACGAACTGGTTGCAGTAGTTTTCAATGAGTCATACGAGGTAGTTGAGGCTGTATCAATGCCCCACTCAGTGATAGCCGAGTACAGCACGTACAGGCAGCACGTGAACGGCCACATATTGCACCTTCGCGGAGTATTGCTTTCCGACAGTCGCGTTCGTTGCATCCGCACTGAGTTGAGCGCTTACAGCGATGCACTAACGTTGCACACAGTGGCCGCCGAAGCAGACCCTTCTGCTTGATCGTCGAGGTCCTCTAGTGCAAAGAGATCGCCTATATGCCTTTCACCTTCTGGAAGGACCACCCCAGAAAATCCTAGAAATCAGAAAAGCAAAAACCCGGCGCAGTGGCCGGGTTCATTAATTAGGAGTGTTCATTGGGGATGGGATCATCGCCCTGCTGGAAAGCGTTTACAGAAGCGCTCTCACCAATGTCCATGCTGACTCGATTCCCGGATGTTTAGCCTGAACTAGCCGCCCTGAGTATCTATATCAGCATCTTGAACCGGCTTATGTTCAGGTTCGGATTTGAAATCGGGACTATAAGAATTTTCTTTAGCTACGGGATCGTGCTTTGGATTATTTGGCGCCGTGGCTGAGCCAAATGCATCAGACACAGGTGCCGGGTTCCGATCATCCCCCAACGTATCATTTCCAGTGCTCGGGTTGATCTGGGGTTTCTTTAGCGGCACTTCAGGCCGCTTCGGATCATGACCTGCTTCATTATCCGCGCTGCCGCCTACTCCACCCTGCTGCGATATGTTTCCTGGAGCATTCTCATCAATATCCATGCTGGCTCTCCGTATGGTTACGTGAAATGTCCGTGCTTGAACATGAGAGGCAGTACAGCGCTGTAAGTGCAAAGCAGTGGACGAATGGCGGAAACGAAAAACCCGACTCAGTGGCCGGGTTTCTATGTGTCAATCCCTAACGCGCAAGATCGACAGGATGGATAAATATTCTCTCATTCTCTCACTCATTGCAATGGCTATTTGCTACGCCGCGCAACTTTCGATCAGGCCTTCGGAATCCAGCAGTTCCTGAGCAGCTGTGAGCGCCTCGTTCACCTGGTCGTCCAACGACTTGCGGATCGACGAACGCCACCGGTACCGGGTTGATTCTGGCTTGCCGTCATTGTCCCAGTTGGCCATGTCATACCAGCCGGCCGGGAGAACCGATGTGGATCGCTTCAGAGTCTGCTTGCGGTCCACGGTGTCATCCATGCCGCGCAGGCCCTTCTCATTGAACGAATCAACTAAGGCCTTGTTTTTGGCAATGGCTTCGGCTTCACGACTTACCACTTCGATAGTGGTCGACTCATGCTTGCCCCCCACCTGCGGAATTGCCCAGGTCAGAATCGCGCATTCCCTGAACCGCTTCGGTGCTGGCGACTTGACCGAGTTCAGCAGCTCCAAGATGGCGCCGTGCTTGCGTTCGTCATGCGTGGAGTACTTCGCAACCAGAGCCCTCCAGTGCGCAGCCGACAGCGACTTGTGCAGGCGGCCGAACACCCAGCAGTCGGTGAGGAATGCGGCCTCCTTGCCCACGATCTCCCCTTTCTGCTTGGCGCACTGCACCTTGGGCTCAAAGTCGCACCCTCCGGCAGAGTTTATGGTTTCGGCGGCCAGCGCCCGAACTACTGCGGATACCACGTTGCGATAGGTCATGCTGCTCTCCCCTTCAGCTCTCTTGTCTTTGCACGGTATTCGGCCTTGATGGCCTTGATTTCTTCTACGGTGTACTTGCGGGCCGGATGAGGCCCTTCCAGCCATGCAACCTGATCGGCGCCGATGCGTATCACCAGGCGGATGCGGTACTCGACCGCGTTGCCTGACAGGTTCCGGTTGCACTTCACGCACTGGCGGTGAATGTTTAGCGGCTCGAAGCGCAGCTCCGGGCACGCGCCAACCGAACGATAGTGCCCAGCATCCCAGCGGCTGCCGGTTATCAGATCGTGATCGCTGGGCATCGAATCGCAGCTTATGCACGGCAGGTGTGCGTCACGCCGGCGCACGAACTCGTTGACTGCGGTCTGGGCTTCACGGAGGTGGTCCGCCCTGCTCTTCAGCTTCTCCTTGCGGACCTTGATCTCGCGGCGCTCGCGCTGATCGATGGCCTTCCGGGCTAATTGCTGGTTGGCCGGCTGCTTGGCCAAGTCCAGCGCACACCTAACGCTGCAGGCCCTTTGCGTCGAGAGTGAGGGCCGGTACTTGTTGCCACAGGCCTTGCAGTTCTTCTGCTTCACTTCCTTGATGGCAGTCCTCATGCCGCCTCCTCGCTCAGCAGGTCAGTGAAAACCACCCCATGGCCAGTGAAGTAGGCTGCGATTCGGTCGGTGTACTGGATGCCCTGGGCGCGATTGAACAGGCTGGTCACCGGGAATCCGTCAGGCCCGAACAACTTGCAGCCGCCCATCATGGCCAGCTTCTCCTCGTAGGGCAGATGACGCATGACCCGGTACCACGCAACCTGAAACCCCGAATCCTCGTTGAGCAGGATCTGCACGCCGAAGTGGAGCTTGCAGTAGCGCCGGGCATCGGACTCATCCCCGATCTGGGTCATCTCCGAGATGCGCTTGTACATCGCGAACCACAGGGCGTTCTGGTCAAGCGTGCGGTCCTTGCCCGGGCGTAGCGACACGACGACGAACTTCTTGTCGCGGTACATGGTGGTAAGGCTGGTGATGGCCTCGGACAACTTGGCCTGGCTGTTCACGCTGATCTTGTCGGTCATGCCCGTTGCTCCTTGCTTTTCCTGCCGAACTTGGCCAGAAGCTGCGCTCGCGCGGCGCCGCCGGTGGATGGAATGCCCTGAACATCCAGCAGCCGTGCCTGACGCTGATTGGCAAATTCCTCGGCCAACTCCAATTCGGTCTTCTGGTCGTCGTGGCCGATGCCGATGGCGATGTCTTCCAGCGGTAGGCCTGCGACCAGACGGCGTATGGTGATTTCATAGGCCCGGTCGAATACCTCGCTGGCCTTCTCAGGCGCCAGGTCGCCAAGGTTGTGCATCTCGCATTGCAGCGCAGCGTGACGCACGGCTGGGTGGGACCATGCGCGACCGCCAAACCTACTCGGGTGAGAGTTATCCAGTGCCTCGCGAAACGCTTTGTCGTGCGACGGGATGCCCAACATTTCCGGCGTTGGCTGGCACAAGCTGATGAACCTACCCACGCTCGGCATGAAGTCCGTACCCAGCGACCGGCAACGCTCAACGCCGAATCGGATCTGCTCCAACTGGCTGATCCCCTCGACGATGAAAGCCTTGACCCAGCTGCGCTTGGCGGAATCCAGCGCGGGATCGGTCGGCCATGCCTGTTTCCACGCTGGGAAGATGGCCTGCAGCTCCTTAAACAAGGCGTTGACAACATCGATCGTCCCGGGCGGCAAAGTCTTTGGCATCACCGGTAGTGCCGGAGGCTGATAACTGCCAACAGCGGCGCGTAAGTCAGTGGTCGCACCAGCGGTTTTCAAGAGCTGAGCCGCGCTCCTTGGCGGCTTCGTCTTGTTCACAGGCCACCGTCCAGATTGTCAGCCCAGGCGCGACTATCGAAGTCTGGACCGTTTGCCTGACGACGCGGCGGGAACGGGTGGACATTGTTCGCAGCGGGCGCCGGCTCGGGCACTTCGTCTTCCCAGCGCTTGCCGTTGAGCCAGGTCGACGGGTGCGGGATGAACTGGCCGTTGTCCTTGGTCCATTCCGTGCTGACGCTCTGCGCGCCCAGCGCCTGAACCATTACCTCGAACAGCTCGGCGGTCAGGGTGAGCTTGTTCCACGCCTTGCGTGCAGCCTCCTTGCCGACCTTGCGGGGATACAGCAACCAGAACCGGGCGAACAGCTCAGCCGAATCGACTGCATCATCGCCAGAAAGCTTTTGATCTTTCTCTTCTCTTCTCTTCTCTTCTCTGGTCCGCTTTTTGTCCGCATCACTAGCGGACAAATTGCGGACATCCTTGGTATTACGGTCGTTACGCTTCCGCTCATTGTCGTTGGCGCGACGCTTTGCACTCTTGCCGTTATGCTCATCAAAGCGAGGCATTACAAGGCTTCCAGAGTCGTTCAAGGCCGCCCACTCCACGTCAATCATCGCTTGGGTGAAACCCGGCCAGCCGATCACGGCATCCATCGCATCCGTGGTGTAACCCACCAGCACACCATCATCACAATGAGTGTCGAAGATGCTCCAGGCGATGTGCAGTCCACCGATGATCCGCAACCTGTCCGCTTTCAATGCGGACACCATGCGGAACACTTTCGGATGCGTTTGCAGTTCGATGCGCATTTTTATCCAGTCTCCGGCCATTACTTGCTGCCCTTGCCGATCAAGTCGGCCAGTTCGAGGAAGCGATCGACGTACCAGTGAGGCTGCGTCTCGCGGGGGGATTGAGGGCTGGTGAGGTTTTTGCCGTATGCCAACCCCTTCTCGGTCACTGACCAGAAGTCGACCATTTCCTGTTTGGAGTTCCTGCGCTGGAGCTGCTTGAGAAAACCCTTGACGGCCAGTGCACGGTTGAATGCCGCAGGCGCGTACCGAATGCCGTGGTCTTTGAGTAAGGCGGTGGCCGACTTGGTGGGCATCGAGGAACCGCCAGCGGCGTCCGGCGCCGCGTCGACGGCATAGCCTGGGAGAAATTTTGGGTCCAGGCCGTTGTTCTGGGCGATCTTGGTGAGCATGGCCATCTGGCAGGATGGCGCGGGCTTCAGCAGGCGCGTGAAGCACTCCATGATGGCGATCTCACCAACGACCTTGGTGCCATTGAGCAGGACTTGCTCCCGAGCACCCTGCTGCTGTTCCAGCTCGCGCCACCGGCGAATCACCTTCATGCGCATCGGCGCGCTGTAGCCGGTGAGCAGGCAGTCGGTGTGCTCTCGGTCGAGCTGGTACTGCACCTGCTCCCGATTGCGGCCGTCCAGATAGATATCCTCAAAACTGAGTACATCTACTTTCAAGTCTTTGAGCATTGCCACGATGTCGCGCTTCACGTTGTCATGACGCTTGCCCGTAACACTGGCGATCTCGCGAGAGGACATGGTGGTACGCGACACGTTTTCAGGATTCACAAAACGTGTCGCGACATGGTTCGAGGTATTGCTTGAATTGGGTTGGCTCTGCATAATCGGCCCCATCAAGTGGTAATGAATTAGCCGGGGCGCAATCCCGGCTTTTTTGTGCTTGGGATTTAGTGAATCTTCGAACCGACCTGTGCTGCTCGGTCAGCCATTGCAACCGCATGTGCAGCAAGCGAGCGGCAGAAAGACTCGAAGGACTCCGCATAGGCTTTGTCTTTGTGGTCAAACACACCGTCCGCGAAAACCCTGCCACCCAGCCCGGCAACATGCCCAAAGCTGGTGGAGATGCCGGCGAACACCTGCAAGGCATCGTCAATGCCCGACCCGATCTGTTTCACTGCAAGAAGCCCGTACCGGCTCGACAGCTCGATCAGGGCGCGGTCACGCCAAGGCTGATCAAGAGCAGCGACCCAAGACTCTTCAATCCATGAAGGGATTTCGATTCGATCACCACTGTCATCAAGCCAGCGTTCGACGCGCTTACTCCATGCTTTGTAGGCACGCCCGTAAGCCTGCATGTCTGCGGTTTTGGTCATCCCCTGCAAATCAGGGAACCCCTTCTCCTTGCAGCGTTCTGGCGCGCGATCAAAGAGCTGGTGATTGAGTTGCTCTGCGAAACCGTCCTGGCTCATGCTCGTTCGGGCGATCATGTCGCGCGCAATAGCGACCAAGACCGCATCGCGTGTTTCGTGTCGTAAGTTCGACGTATTCATAAGGTTCTCTCGTTCGTATTCTGGGTTCATGCCAAATCGCTACTACTGATCAGGGATGACCCCATGACCCTTTCTTCTTCCAGTCCCGAAACAGGGACCAGCACCAAGCTTCAAATCTGTAACCGACCCGCCCTTCTCACTCTTAGGTCCCTAATAAGGGGCGGAACTCATCGTTTGAGGGTGAAGGCGAGTACGTTGCTGTCGGGCTTCGCGGTGTCGCACATCGCCTTCTTGAGCCCAGGCATCGCCACTCGCACAAGCTCGGAAGCCAATGCGTCGGGAGTAATGCCGATCTCCATCGCCCATCGCGCCAGTTCTTCTGTTGCGGTCTTCCTAAGATCCACTTCTGCACTGGGCATAAATCCCCCTCCTGCGCCTTTTCAGGCTTGTCGCTTTTCCAGCTCAAACGGCAGCTCCCCGAGCTTCCGCTTGACCTCAAGCGCGGCGTCGATGATTTCTCGGCTGAGCACGCTGTGTTGCAACTTCATGTCGCGGGCAACGTCCTTCAGCTCCTGAAAGACTTCGTCATCGAGGCGAACCTTCACCTGGTGTTCGTGCCGGTGCGCTTTATCGTCGTAGGCCATAGGTTCACTTCCGCTTTCGGGGTGACTGGGCTGGGTTAGGCGGCGGATTTTTTTAGGGTCGTCTGCGCCGGGAAGGACTTGAGCTCGTGTGCTTCAAAAGTCCCATCCCGATTGCAGGTGACGGAAATATTTCGCTCGGCTGCGATGGCCTTACTGATTGCGGCAGGGCTGACCCCAAAAGCCTTGGCCGTAAAGGCCTGCCCTTTCGTAGCAACCAGCTCTGCAAGTGGAATCTGCTTCATTCTGGAAATCTCGAATGGTGTTTTCAAAATCAATATTAACCGCCGGTTAGTTTTCTAGCAATACCGCCGGTTGCCGCAAATAAATTAACCAACGGTTAAATTTCACGGATGAGTAAAAAGAAAGAACTTTCCCCAGAGCTAAAAGCTGAGTGCGACGCCGCCAAGGCGCTTTTCGTATCGAAAAAGAACGCCCTCGGCCTGACTCAAGCAAGCCTTGCGGAGGCGGCTGACATCTCTGCTGCCGCTGTTGCGATGTACCTGAACGGTACCAACCCGCTGAACATGAAGTTTGCTGTGGTGTTGTCGCGCCTGCTTGATGTGCCCATTGAGAAATTCAGCAAGCGCCTGGCGAATGAAATCAGCGGCCTTACAGCCGCCACGGAGCAAACGAACGCTTCATCGCAGACCGCCTCAGCTGCCGACATTGTTCGCCAGATGCTGGCTACACAGGGGAAAGGGCTTTCGGATACAGCCCGCAGGCGGTTGCTTGCAGCTGCCGAAAGCGACAATGGCGGAGGGGCCATTGAGGTCGACTACTACCGCCCAGGCGTTGTCGGTGACGAGGTATGGATCGCGCATTACGACGTCCGCGCTGCCATGGGTGGGGGGCAGATACCGCACGACTATCCGGAGTTGCTCCAGGACGTGAGAGTAAGCCCTCAACATCTGCGCGAGATGGGCGTCGAATTCAAGGAGCACTTCCATCTCAAGATGGTGACCGGATGGGGTCAGTCGATGGCGCCCACGATCAAGCACCGCGACCCGCTGCTCGTCGACATCAGTATTCGGGAATTCGTGGGGGATGGGATTTACATGTTCTCTTGGGAAGGCCACCTGTACATCAAGCGCCTCCAGTGGATTGGTGACGGTCAAATCAAGATGATTTCCGATAACGACAAGCATCCCCCGCAAACGATCAGGGCTGATGAGACCTACATCCAGGCTCGGGTGCTGCTGGTGTGGAATGCGCACCTGGTGTAACTGAATTGTGGGCTGAGCATCTGGCCCGAAGTGCGGGCGCTGCAGAGGTTCTGACAATGCCGAAGAAAAAGCCGGAAAGTCAGGCTGCGGTGACTGCTGCTGAAATCGAGCGTTCTATTCAGGCCTTGAATAAAATGGCTGAACGCCTTTGGGGAGATGACCGGGAAGCGGAGGCTAAAGCCCTCCTCGATGCCTTGGATGCATTGAACCGGGCGCTAGACCGGATCAGGATTGGCGAAAGCCGCAAGACTCTTCATTGAAGAAAGTCATGAACTCATCGAAACAGCATCTAGCGCGACGGGGATTTTATAGGTGCGTAAGGTGAGGGTTAACCCAGTTAACAGTTGTCGCGACAACCATTAAAGCTGCGGCGGATCACCCAACGCATGGGAATCCTAGCCGACCTGGAACCAGGGCTGACGGCATGGCGCACTCACTTCGATACCAGATAGGCGAATCCGTCCGAACCATCGAGGCTGAAGTGGGGAAGCTGCTCGATTTGGCTGCAACGCTCAAGGAAGCGGGTAATGATGACTTGGCAGGGGTTGTCTCGATCCAGGCGCACAAGCTGCTTGAGACTGCGGTAGCACTGAGAATCGCGATGTCAGGCTGACTGCTTAGAATGACGAAGTGAAGGCGGGAAGGGTTGTGCGGGGGAAGGTCGGCTAAGCTAAGGCTATGGGTTCGAGTTATCCGGGTGACACGATATATAGCCAGTAGGGGTAATACGAGGCATCTAGCGTAAAAATGTAAGACTTTGACCACAGACAGCCACCGGGCAACCGGACATAATCCCCAGCAAAACCTAAGAAACTAGACCATGGATACGCTAAACATCTCTCTGGCAATGCTTGACTGGGCGGCCAGCCAAATCGGTAAATCGCTTGAGGATCTCGCCTCCTCCATAGCGTCTGGGAGAGGTATTGACAGATTTTTGAGTGGTGAGCTGACTATCCGCCAGCTCGAGAAAGTGGCCTCGGTGACTCGTACACCGTTCGGCTACCTACTTTTGGATGCACCGCCCACACTTGAAAAGCCCAAACTCCCTGATATGCGTCAGGTAACCTCCCCTGAACCTTTGGGAGCTGATTTTTTTGACGTATTAGACGATGTCTTAGCCAAGCAAAGTTGGTACTTAGACTATTTAAATGATATTGGCGCCGACCCTCTCGAGTTTGTTGGTCGATTCGGGCTATCGAGCACAATTGAGGAAGTGGCTGGCGATATTTCCAAGATTGCTGGAATTAATCAAGAGCTAAGAAAATCCTGCTCAAATCATGAAGAGTATTTCAGGGTCATATCGGAAAAATTCGAGTCTATTGGGATACTCGTGTTCAAAAGTGGCATTGTCAAAAGCAATACAAAGAGAGGGCTATCTGTTGCAGAGTTTCGTGGATTTGCCATCTGTGACGATTACGCTCCTGCCGTTTTTATCAATGGGAAAGATGCTGATGCCGCGTGGATCTTTACCTTAGCCCATGAAGTGGCTCATATATGGATTGGTGAAAGCGGAGTTTCCGACATCCCCTCTCCGCGAGATTTCAAATCCGGCAGGAACGTTGAGTCTTATTGCAATATGGTCGCGGCTGAATTACTAGTTCCAAAAGATGAGTTTCTTGCAATATGGAAAGGCGGCGAACTTGAATCGATAGACCGTGCAAGTAGACATTTCAAAGTGAGCAGACTAGTCATTGGTAGACGCGCGTTTGAGCTAGGTAAAATCACTAGGGATTTGTATGGCTCTCTATATGCGAGCAGCTGGAAGTCTGCCGGATCTGGAGGAAACCCTTACGCTACGATTCCTGTTAGAAATAGTAAAAAACTGACGAATGCCTTGGTGAAAAGTGCTGTCGAGGGTGGAACCTTAATTCGTGATGCTGCACGACTTTTGAACATAACCCCTGACACCGTAACGAACATTTATAAGAAGAACATTCGAAGCCATGCATAAATATTTAGTCGATTCCAATATTTTTTTGCAGGCCAAGAACCTTCATTATAGATTCGAATTCTGCAGTCATTTTTGGTCGTGGCTAGAAAAAGCTCACACTGCAGGAATGGTTTGCTCTACGTCCAAAGTAAAAAAAGAGCTTATGAAAGGTCAAGACGACGACCCTGTAAAAAAATGGGTCGCCACACTCCCTGATACGTTTTTTATCCCTGACGACACCGACCCCAAAGTAATCTCAAAATACCGGGAGATAATGCTTTGGACGGCAAGCAATACTCATTTTAAACCAGCAGCAAAGGTTGAGTTCGCCCGCGCCGAAGTTGCAGATGCATTCCTGATTGCAACCGCTATGGCGTACAATCAGGAAATCATTACCCATGAACTCAGCAATCCCGATCGCAAAAACAAAATTCAGATCCCGGATGCAGCAGCGCATTTTGGGGTAAAAACTCATTTCGTTTACGATGTGCTGAGTGATTATTCGGATAAGGATTTTTGTTTCAACCCAAAAGCAATTGTCATCTAGTGCTCCATATCAGACTGGCCCAGCAACGGGCTCATTACCATCCGGGGTGAGCGAATGGAAAGGTCGCGAATAGATCGTTTAAGCAGTGTGTTTTTAGGCGCTCCCCTTCCAAAAAACCTGAAAAAATTTGTCGAGCGAAGCGGCTTTGATAGGGCTCTATTTGGTGATGAGGGCGCATGGCACCTGCACTCAAGGGCCTATCTCACCCTGAAGCAAATGAGCCCAACGCCCGGATTTTACGAGATAGGGTCCGTGCTGCTGGCATACCTTGAGGCGAAGGCAGGACCTTTTCCGATCCTCTCCCGAAAGCAGGCGTCTGCCACCCGGAGGCAGAAGAAATCCGCCAAAAAACGCAACATAGACCAATGGGCCACCCAGAAACTTGCCTCTGACTTAAAGCGGGCCAAGCCAACCACACGGGACAGGGTGTCAGATTGGCGTAGCGCTCCCAAGATCGGCTTAGGTCTGGAGAGCAAGCTTTCGCAGCCGCCACGAGCCAGGCGTGAAGACGTAATCATTGATACTCATACCGCCCCAACAGGTCGGCTTGACTCCTATCACGCGATATACGTCGCCGGCTGGTCCATGGCGCCCGAAGACGATTAGCGCATGGCTCTGGGTTGTGCCGTTGAAGAGATCGTATTTGGATCGATCAGCGCAGCTCTACGAAAGTGTCCGATCGTATTGAAGACCACTTGGCCGTGATCACCGGAAATGCGGACTTCGTAGCTGAAGCTATCGTCGAGCTGATTGCCAGGTGTGAGCCTGAAGAGGGGGAAGATCCCGAAGACTGAGCCGCCCAATGGTGGCCGTGAGCCATGAATGATAGAGTTCGGGCTCAATTACGGGAGGGATACCATGCGTTTGAGAACCACCACTCTGCTCACGGTTGCAGCAATTACTTTGGCTGGCTGTGTGGCTCCGCAACAAAAACCGACGAATGCGGCGGCATCTACACGGGCACCTCATACCTTCAAGCCCATTGATTTCAAGTACGACCCCAATTCGGCTGCTGCTCTTAATTTCTCACGCCAACTAGATCTGCCGGCTTGGCAGTGTGATCTGGAAGCAACTACGGGCGGAACGGCCGTGCGGTACGGGAATCAAGCGATGATTGCTGAGTACAGCAATTCACTTTTAGAGTGCTTCAAGCATTCCAGGTCTCAAGGTGATGAGGCTATTGCACGCCTTAAGGCAGCCAAGGTCCCAGCAAAACAGGCGGAGCTAAGTAAGGACCTCTATGCGAAATGGTCCACCTATCTCACAACTATGAGTCCGTATCATTCCGCGGATCAGCGGGCCAAGGCGGCGTATGAAGCCGCCAAGGACGCTCTCGCCACCGAGGTGAAATTCTCCAACTAACCTATCCCGACTTAGCCCGCCAAGCGCGGGCTTATTCGCCGTTCAGAAAGGCGCGACCTCCTCCACCTCCTCCATGCTGTCGACCTCCATTACGCGGTCTTGATCCACACTCGCCTCCCACCTCAGAGTCACCGACTCATCGTCGTTGAACGTCATGTCTATGCCGTCCGTCTCGGACAACAACCCCATCACCTCTTCCCACTCCCGATCGCCATCCGTGTCCAGGCGGTGGATCGTTACCCAGCGTTGAATCTGCGCAACCGGGTGATTGATCATTGATGAGACGCGCAGGCCTAGGCGCTCCATCCCGCTGATTTCTTGCCGCTCTACTGGTTTTTCCTGCTTCTTCGCCTTTGCCATTCCCACCCCCTAACGCTGTATATCCATCCAGTAAATACCAAGCATACTCGACCCGGACGGAAAATAAATTAACCGGCGGTATTGACTAGGTATAAACCGGCGGTTAATTTCACTCCATCGCAACCCAGTCCCCACATCGGGACCGACAGCGAAGGGCCTCAAAGGGCCTGACCGCTCTTTAACAGTCAGGAATCTTCGCGGATCGATCCCCGGCAACGGGTACAGCGCGAAACACAAATTTCGATCTCCATGCCAGCTCTGGAACTGGCCGGGCTCCCTACAAGGGAGAACGCCAAACCATGCAAGCCAGCCGGCGAAGAACACCGAACACGAAATGTGTGACGCCGGCCAGGTGGGGAAACCGCGGCGCCGCGCATGGGGCGGACAACAGATTTCACTGGCTGGCCTTGGCGACAGGGCTAGACGGGAAATCAACCAGGCAACATAAATGGGATGAGGTAAAGACCATGACTGTGGACATCAGCAACTTCACCATCGCGACTCCCCTTCCAATTTCCGAGACCAACCCGATTGCGCTTGAGTTGATCGGCTGGCGGGCGCTGCTTGAATGCCCTGACATCGTCTCAATGCTTCCCGACGGCTCTCTGCAGATGACGGCACCAACCCTCGGTGCTTCCAGCAAGAGCACAAAGCGCACGCGCTGCGAGTGGAAGGAGCCCGGTTACTGGCCGTTCTCCAGCGCCGCGGATCACTGGAACCGGCAAGAAATGCGACTGATGAAAGTCAACTCGCTGCAGAAAGTGGTGATCAGCCAGATTCATGTGCAGGGTTCCGAGCGCCCCCCGGTGAAGGTGTTTTGGAACAAAGGCAAAATCACCATGGGATTCAGGTCGAGCTACCTGCAAGACGACCCAGTCAACTCGACGGTGCTGGAAAACGTGCCGCTGGGTGCACTTTTCAAAATCAACATCCACGCGAATTCAAGCGGTGCCGTTTCCGTGTCGGCGAGCTGCAACGGCGTCAAATCCACTTCCGCAATTATGCGTCTCGACAGTACCTGGGACACGAAAACTCTCGCCTTCCATGGCGGCGTGTACAACCAGATTGATTATTCCGACACCACCGACCCGGATGACGGATCGGTCTGCGTCATCAGCGACCTATCTATAACCCACGGCTGAGAACGCTCATTCACGTCAGCCTGACGATAATTGCCCGATCACCTGGTACTCCCCAGCACCAGGCCGCATCGGAGATCGCTCGGCTGACTGCCCCGAGATAGCTGGGTGGCCACCTTTACCCGAGCCAGAGCGGAGTTTGTCGCGGCGAAGACGGTTTACTCGCCAGCCAGATTCGAGCGATCTCCAATGCGGACGATTCTGCACCGCGCAACGCGGCCCCCTGCATTGCCAATTCAATAGGTGGCCACTGCCTGCCCAGTGAGCGAGCAATAGGAGCCTGCGCCATGGAGTAGATGAACGACCCGCCCGCGTGGCGCAGTAAGCCTGAAGGCTGCGCCCAACACCCTGGCAGGCAGCGGAAAGCAGGGCCGAGGATGTGACCGCGCATCAACCGGGGACCGGTAGGCCCAATCGAAGACACATCGCACATTGCTGATGCTGCACACCCAGGCCGTCGCCAGTTGCGGGCCTGGGGTTTTCACAAATTAGACTTGGTGGAGAGGTAGTGGGATCAGAGCGAATTAGTCGTCTCTATCGTCATGATCACGATCGCGATTGCGCTCATACCCATGATCATCGTAGCGACGATCATGTCTGCGGTAGTGATCTCGATCATCGTCATACCCTCTGTCGTACCCACGACCATGATCATAACCCCGATCACGACCGTACCTATCTCCGTCGTGCCAGTGAGGCCCGCAACCTCCCAGCAGGAGAGAGCCTGAAATGGCCATGAACATTATTACTGCACGCCTCATTTGAACGTCCTAAAAGCTAAAGTCGGCGATAAGACCGTGAGCCGGTTCAATGATTCACTGGTGAATTACATCAAACCCATAAGCCAAAACCATCGTTGAATTAGCAGTCCCCCCTACTCCGACACCACCCGCATGCACTCCCCTCCGCGCCCAACGGCAACCAGCGGAATGGATGAGTGCAGCCGAGTTTTGTTGAATCAACACCCGCCACTCTTGGAGGCGACCATGAACGCACTCGCAGCAGCACAGTCCCGCTGGGACCACATGACCCCTTGCGACACCTCAGCGCGTGATGAGGCCGCAGACAATTGGTCCTACAACGCCGCAGAGCAACTGGTGCTGGGCTGTGACGTTGTGATTCGCACTCGCCGGCAGACGAAGGTCATCGGGTACGCGGAGTTTCTCGGCAAGATTCAGGCGCAGCTGAATCAGCACCAGATCGACGGCGAGGACGATGAAGACCTCTTTGCCCAACTGGTCGTCGCCGCAATCAAGGGCGGCAACGTCAGAGGATTCGCGGAAAAGCTGCTCGGCCCACACGACCTTCAGGACATCGCCTTGGAGTTGGTCGAGCCTTGGTTTGATCTGGCCGTGGAACAAGCCCGGGAGGATTTCGACTGATGAGCCCGTACATCCTCATCGACGAAGCACTGGATAGCCTTGCGCATCCAGACAATCCGCCCGGCAACAGCATTCTGGTTCAGCAGATCATCACGAACCTAATGACGGACCAGTTGATCACCCTCGAAGAATTCAGCCACTACTGCCAGCGCCTGCTGAAGCATTGCAGACAGCGCAAGGAGCTCGCATGAGTACGCCTCCGGTAAAAACGTTGATCGATGAACAGCTCGACGACATCGAGCGCAAGATCGCCGTGCTTGGCTTTGGCCTTCCCTTCAACGAGGTGATCGGACGACAACGTGACGAGCTAGTAGCCAACTTGCCGCAGCGCCTGGCACCGACAATGAAGGGCCGCCGCATCGCCGTGAGGGTTCGGCCATGACCAACCACCAGCGCGCCCGCCGCGCGCTCATCTGGCGCGGATCATTGCCGGTCCTCGCCCTCTTCACCTTCCTGATGCTGCTCAGCGCCCTCGCCGATCGCATCACTCAATAACTCGAACTTCAACACGCCGCCTGCACGGCGGAAGGAATCCCCCATGTCTGACAACACCAGAATCTGGGACCAGGTCGACACCACTGACCCCAGTGCAACGAAAAACTTTACCGGCATGGGCGGCTTCAAGGGCACAGCCATCAAGCCCACCTACCTCATGCGCAAGGCGACCGAAGTGTTCGGGCCATGCGGTGAAGGCTGGGGCTGGACTGTACTTGAAGATCGGTTCGACGAGGGCGGGCCTCTCCAGGCACCGACGAAAGAATGGCCGGAAGCACCGCGCATCAACGCAAAACTTCACACGCTGAAGATCGAGCTTTGGTACCTAGGTAAAGGCGGACAGAAATGCACGGTCCAGCACTACGGGCACACGCCGTTCGTACTGCTCCAGCAGGGAAAGATCATTACTGACTGGGAGGCGGCAAAAAAGTCGCTCACGGATGCAATCGGCAAATGCCTGCAACCTCTCGGGTTCGCCGCGGACATCCACATGGGCCTGTTCGACGATGCTGCTTATGTCGAGACGGTGCGGGATGAGGTGGCGCTAAACAAGGCCGAAGACCGGGTCGCGGAGGAAGACCGTCAGAAACAAGAGCGACTGGACTACATCAAGTCGGTTATCGACACCATGGCCGGCGCCCAGTCTGCTCAGGAGCTGAAGAAGATCCACGACGTCGCGGTACGCAAACTGACCATTCGAAAAGACACCAAGGGGGCCGAGCGCATTTCACTGGAGTGGAAGCGCATTACGGAAGCCTCTGAAAGGGAGAACGCAGCATGACCCAGCTCTACAAACTCACCGGTCAGATGGCCGAACTTCAGGCGATGGCCGACACCGACGACGAGGGTCTGAAAGAGGCCCTGCAAGACACCATGGATGCTATCCAGGGGGAGTTCGGGGTCAAGGCTGACAACATAGTCATGCTGCGCCGCAACATCGAAAGCGATATCGACGCCATCGACAAAGAAGTCGATCGGCTCAACGAGTTGAAGCGAGTGAAGAAGAATAGCGTCAGCCAGATCAGCGACTACCTGCGCCGCAACATGGAGGCCGCCGACATCAAGTCGATCAAGCGCCCCCTCTTCACCATCACCCTGGCGCTGGCACCGGAAAAGGTCATCGTCGACAAGGAAGACGAGATTCCGGATGACTTCATCGAAACAAAGACCGTGTTCGCGCCAGACAAGAAGTCGATTGCGGCGAAGCTGAAAGAAATCCGTGATTACAACGAAGCGGTGCGCAAGCGCATGGAAGCGGGCGAAGACGCCGAACACGAACTGCTCCCTGAACCGGTCTGGGCTCACTTGGAGCGCGGCGAAAGTTCCATCCGCATTAAGTGAGGACATCATGATCAGCAACCACCTCAACCTCATTGAGCAGCAACGACAGAGCGCCGAATCAATCAACGACCGGGTCGCCCAGTACCTGGCAGCCGGCGGGCAGATCGCCCAATTGAAAAGCCCGCCACGCAATCCGCTGCCACCTCCCCGCTCACAGAAAATAGACCCTGAGACAACTCTCAAGCGCCGACGCATCTCTCCGAGTCGGACCGAGCGCCAGGCGCTACGCAAAATGACGGACTCACTATGAGCAGGCGCAAGCCCAACAACATGCGTGCCCGGGTCGAGCGATCATGCAGGGCACTGCTCAGCACCAACCACGTCGCAGTGGTGAACATCGACCCATGCGGCCGCCAGGGCATGATCAACTGGAAAAGCTGCAAGAGCATCCCGCCCGGCCAGCGCCTCGCGGACGCAGTCTGCGACTTTGCTCATCGCTGGACGATCTATCTCAGCGTCCAGTGCCGCGATCAGCGCGGGCACCGCTACACCAAGTCGGTTGAGGTTGCGCCCCAAGGCAATTACCTCGCGGCGCACCTCGAAGACGTGATCGAAGAAACCTACAAAGACCTCGTCACTGAAAGCAATCCAAACCACCGGATCGCCTCGGGCTGGATCGCCATTCCCGCAGAGATATCGCTGACTGAAGAGCAAGCCGCTCGGGTGTTCGACGCCGTAGGTGTCTGGAGTCAGCAGAGAGCCGCATGAGACGAATCAGCAACCAGGTGCGCCAGCGCCGACGACAGACATGGCTGGAGCTACCGGCCCACGGAATTGAAGAGGCAGGCCATGGCCAAGAGTGGACAAGAACGATCGGCGAAGGCCGCGCTGAAACGGATCGAGTTCGACGAGAAAGAGCTACGGCACAGGTGCCGGTTTGGCACGCGGCAGAAGCTGGAAGAACTCATGGCTTGGAATGAGGATACTGAGCAGGCCTCAGTGATTGAGGGCTGTTTGCGCTATGTGCATTCGCTCGGGCCGGCAGCTGCGCGGGAGGCTCTGAAAGCGCGCCACGAAATCGTGATTAACGAAGATGTGGCGCGGGAGTCCAGAAATCAAAGCTGGGCCGAGCTGAGGCGTGACCCAGGTGACGAAATCATTACTCCTTCGGCCATGCATGCAGAACACTTCTAGTTATAGCGATAAGAAGTTTTAAGCTCTGAAAATCATCTTCCCAGCTCAACAGCACCTCCTTATCAGTAGAGAGAACGTCGCCGTGTATCGAAACGAGAAAGCGTTCTACTTCTAGGGCGTTTTTTGTCACCGGATCGGTAATGGAGACAGCAACTAACCCGTAGTTCTCCCCTTCAATGGCTAGGGGCATCAGAGATAATGAGAATTTTTTTCCGGCAACAAACCCCGTAACGCCGTCCCTATCTTGATTAACTGTGATGGCGATGTTGCCATCTAAAAATTTAGGACCTAACTCAACCCAATGATCAAAATTTTTATTAAGTTGATCCTTAATACGTTTGAAGGCGAAAGTCGCTTTGCTCAACTCGTTACGAAACTTCCCGTGATCGTAATCAAAATCCGCTTTATTCATACGCTTGCTTCCTTCCATTAAGGGCAGTTTGAATCTACCTGTTTACCCGAATACAGATCAAAATGCCATCACCATTCCATGCTGCGCATCCTGTCACGGAGGGCGGCGCCTGACTGAGATATCAGGGTTTGCGGGTGCCCAGTACAGCTCTCCTGATGCGGAAGCAGATCAAGCCGGCGAGAAGGCCAATCCACCAGAGCACCATTTGTGGCGCAACGAAAAGGCTAAAGATGGCGCCTATCGAGTACGCACGCGAGACAAGCGATACGACAAGAAGGTAAGCGACAGGAACTGCACACCAAAAAAGCAGCGCAGCCCCAGCGATGGCTAGCAGCTCTCCAGCAGCTTCTTTCTGATCGGTACTCATGGCCATCCAATGCCCCTCCGGCTTCATGCCAAGCCATCAACGAATAGCCCACTTCAACGAATCTCGCCAGCCGGCGAGGCGGGTACAGCGATCAACTACTAAGTCGAGCCGCCTGTTGAAAACCTATCCAGTTTGATTCAACAAATCGAACTTGCTTGAGAGCCTCGTCGCACATATAAAAATACTCCGATGACTGAAACGCGCTCGATGAAAAATACGTATTCACCTTTCGGACGACGTCAGTAAGTGCGCCCATGACTCCACTGTACGCTCTAACTGCCTCATAGCCTCCGAGTTCGTGCGCTGGAAGCTTGCCGAGCGAGTAAACAGAAGACTCCAAATGCTGCCGATAGACCAGTTGCCAGAGTTCTTTGAATACCACCTCGGACGGCTTCGACTGCAACAGCTCACCAAATGTGGTTGTAGTTTTAACCGCATTTTCAATTACAGCGTAAAGAGAATCAGCCTTTTCATTCGCAGCCTTTTGGGCAAGCTTTATCTGTATTTTTTGTTGTTTGTTACTGATAGCAAATGCTCCCCAGATTGAGGCAATCGATCCCACTGCCTGAACCCATGACGCAAGTCCTGGATGACTTTCGATCCAGCAAGAAACGACTTCCCAGCTCATAACCCACTCCCCTGTAGATCCCGGAACTATACCGGCGAGGATCCTCTATGTCCGCACAACAGAAGAAACACCCCTTCGATTTCAAAACACAATACGGACTTGGCTTCAGCACTCAGGACGATGAGATCGTTGTCGACTTCTTCTGCGGTGGTGGCGGCGCCGGTACCGGGCTGGAAATGGGCCTCGGCCGCGCGGTGAACGTCGCGAAGAACCACAGTGCCAGCGCAATCAGCATGCACACCATGAATCACCCGGGCGCGGTGCATTACACAACCGACGTGTTCGAGGGTGATCCGGACACCGAGTGCGACGGTAAGGCCGTGGGCTGGTTCCACATGTCACCTGATTGCACGCACCACAGCCAGGCCGCCGGCGGTCAGCCGCGCAAGCGCGAGATTCGCAACCTGTCGTGGATCGGCCTGAAGTGGGCTGGCAAAAAAAAGCCCCGTGTCATCAGCCTGGAAAACGTCAAACAAATCCTCCAGTGGGGGCCGCTGATCGCCAAGCGCTGCAAGTCCACCGGCCGCGTCGTGAAGCTGGGCGGCGGCATTGCAGCACCGGGCGAGGTGGTTCCGGTCCACCAGCAGTTCCTCGTGCCCGACCCGAAGCGCCGCGGGCAGACCTGGGCTGTGTTCGTTGCTGAGTTGCAGCACCTAGGCTACATCGTTGAGTGGCGGGTGCTGAAAGCCTGCGACTTTGGCGCGCCGACCAGCCGGGAACGCCTGTTTATGATCGCCCGTTGCGACGACCAGCCTATCGTGTGGCCTGAGCCTACCCACGCCAAGCACCCGACAAAAGGCCAGAAGAAGTGGCGCACTGCTGCCGAGTGCATCGACTGGACGATCCCAAGCAAAAGCATCTTCGCCCGACCGAAGCCGCTGGCACCTGCCACCCTCCGTCGGATCGCCAAGGGCATAAAGAAGTTCGTCATCGATGCGGCTGACCCATTCATCGTGCCGATCGCGAACTGGTCAGGCGAAAGCGTGCAGTCAGCACACGACCCACTGCGCACTGTGACCTCTTGGCCGCGCGGTGGCTCGTTCGCCATGGCCAGCCCGATCATCGCGCCAGCCACGCACCAAGGCAGCGACCCGCACGCCCCATTGCCGACGGTGCCTTGTGCCAATCTCGGCGAGCTGACGCTCATCAGCCCAACCCTGATTCAAACCGGTTACGGCGAGCGCGCCGGACAGGAGCCGCGGGTGCCGGGCCTCGATCAACCGCTCGGCACCGTCGTCGCCGGCGGCGTGAAGCATGCTCTCGCCGCTGCGCACCTGGTGAAGTTTCGATTTGCAGACGAAGGCAAGGCGCTCGATGAGCCGCTGCCAACCATCACCAGCGGCGGAAACTATCAGCGCCCGGCCGGTGCGGCACACGCAATGGGCATCTCGACGGTGTTCATGGCCCAGATGAATGGCGGCTTCAACACCACCGACGCCAAGAGCATCGACGACCCGATGACCACTGTAACCAACACCGGTAGCCAGCAGCAGCTGGTGACTGCGAACTTGGTGCACCTGCGTGGCAACTGCGATGCCCGGGACGCCGCCGACCCGCTGCACACCATCAGCGCCGGCGGTACTCATCACGGTCTGGTCACTGCGTTCATGGAGCGTCAGTTCGGCGCCAGCGTCGGCCAAGCCATGAACGAGCCAGCACCAACCATCACTGCCGGCGGTGGCGGAAAGAGTTCGCTGGTCGAGCTCCAGCTCTCGCCTGAGGTTGAAGCCGGCGCGCTGCGGGTCGCGGCTTTCCTGATCAGCTACTACGGCACCGAGAACATGAGCGCCGCCGACGCGCCAGCACCAACGATCACCACCAAGGACCGGCTCGGCTTGGTCACCGTCACTATCAAAGGCACGCCGTATGTGATCGTCGACATCTGCCTGCGGATGCTGCAACCCGCCGAACTGTACAAGGCCCAGGGCTTCCCCGCCGACTACATCATCAGCCACGGCGCCGACGGCAAACCATTCACCAAAACGCAACAGGTTCACATGTGCGGCAACAGCGTCAGTCCGCCGCCGATGTCGGCGCTGGCAAGGGCCAACGATCCATGGAAAGTTCAATCCCAGAAAGCTGCTGCATGAACTTCGGCGTTTCCAAAGTGCCTCCCGCACTCAAGTTAATATCGCCGACTGAGGCAAAACAAGGGATTAATGCCGGACGGGATTGCTGGCTCGTTAGTTCCAAGTACCGGATACAAGCTTGCAAAAGCCTTTACCGGAACTGATCCAGCAACCCATCTATACCCGACAACTTCCGCCTAACATCATCATACAACTCAAGAACTTCCGAGATTTCACCACCAACGTGCCAAAGTACGCGATCAAAATTATCCAGCACTGCGAGATGAACTTTCGAATTCCAATAAAACTCAGCCTCATCAAAGTAATGACGATACCGGAGCTCATAAATTGCAAATCGTGTTCCACGAAAACTTGTCTCAGCATAAAAATAAAAAACATCGTCAGTCGTAAACGTCATAGTTGCCGGTGCTTCCGATGCAAACCATGACAGCCGCCCCCTTGAGGTTTCCTCAATGAGACTCAACAATAAATTTTGTATTCTCTGATCAGTCATAATCTTTCCACCTCATTATCTTGGTGTATCGCGCCCAACAGGGTAACAAAACTACTGAGATTATTTTGAATTTTCCAACCTTCATTCTCAGATATCTTTCTTCGCCCGATATACCAAAAGCTTTGTCGAGAAATCGATCCAGATATCTTCAAGGCTTTTACCCTATCTGCCCCATCTAATTTAGCGCTCACGTTATCCAAGTGAGCTTGTATTTGATGGAACACCTCAATTACGTCCCGCTCTCTATAGCTCCAATCCTTGAGCGCCAATCGAGTCTCTTTAATAAGAGCTTCTAGATCTTTATGGGACTCAGGAATGCGCTGACGACGTTTAAGTTTTTCTCCTATTTTATTCAAATAGTAGAATGTACCAAAGGTAAAAACCGTACCAATAATTGTAAATATAATACCGATCTTATTGGCCTGATCCCAAAACACAGAATCTCCCCAAATCCCGTGACCAATCGCAAGCCCGAGCATTAACGCAACTAATACAAGCAAGCACACAAATGCAACTTTGTAGCCCATAGAGAGCCTCAATCCTTTTCGCCTATCAGCTTTTTATCGTCTTATCACCCAATTTTTGGGTCATCGGCACGCTCAGTTAAATGAAGCGCCTTGCTATGACGCCCCGGATTTAGGAGTGGATTTTGTAGTGATCAGAGCCATATGACAAGCGGGCACCGTTGCCTGTGTAAAACCTCAGCATCATATCAACCCATGGAGTACATCCGTACTCCACCCGCAAAACTTGTAATCCCCACCCTTCAAAGTCAGCCGCTATAGCGGCAAGGACGAAGTCATGCCTGAAGAAAAGATAACGTTCGTGAACGGCGAGCCGGCGAAGTGCGGCTGCCAGATGGAGTTCAGCTCTGGCGGCGGCGAATATCCCGACGTTCTCTACGTGATGCCTTGCCAGAACCACAGTCCGAAGTCCTTTGGCCCCGTCGAAGTGAAGCGCGACAAGGACGGCTGGTGGTGGCACCCGGGCATCCCTGAATTCGATGGCGGCGAAGATCCGGCGCCGTTCAGGGCCTGGGTAGCAGAACAAGGGTTGGTGGTGAAAGGCTGGCACTCGGGAGACGAGACTTACGACCTTCCTGAAGAGGATGCCGCATGCACCGCCTGGAATCCCGAGTCACCAGGGCCTGAGTGGTTCCTGATGGGGATCTTTGATACAGAGGACGGCCCTTATGTGCAGTGGGCACGCCGCGAGGTGGCGCCATGATCATCGATGACGTTATGACGGACAAAATCACCCTGCACGGCCTTGGGTTCGTGCAGGTCCAGCTCCAGGGTAATCAGCGGTTGCACGTCTGGCATCCTGAACTGCCGCGCCGCGCCTGCTTCGAACACTCGGCGATCCACGACCATCGCTTCAACTTCACCTCCCGGGTGATCGTCGGCACCCAGTTCAATCATGAGTTCGAGCTCGTCTGCCATGATGCCGGCGAATTCATGCTCTACCTGCACGAAGGTGCTCGGACGGCTGGCGGTGGCAGGCCATGGACGCCAGACGGCCGCGCCGACCTGGTGCCATTCGGGACCATTGGCATAACGGCTGGCAACGACTACAACACCCTCGCCTTCAAGTATCACCGCTCTGAGCCCGGCGGCGATGGCCGAGTGGCGACGCTCATGGCTAAGCGCGGCGAGTATCCGGCCGGCGCGCACTCAACCTGCAGATTCGGCATTGAGCCCGACACGGACTTCGATCGCTTTCAGTGGTCACCAGCCAGGCTCTGGGAAGTCGTCAGCGATGTCCTGCTCGGCCAGAAGGTGGCGTCATGATCTTCGCCCCGCTCTACATGCTCTGGCTCATCTACAAGGGGCCCGGCGGCGAGGGTTCACCCCGCCAGTCACCTCAGGGGAGAAAGCGTTTACGCAACTGGCGAGGCGAACCAGTAAACCGTAGCTCACTCGCCCAACTCGCCTGACGCCCCTCATCTGATTTCACAATCCACCTAACAGCCTGCCGATGAACGGCGGGTGAGGACTGCGAGTGAATATTTATCGACACACCTTCGCAGCCGTCTGCCCTTCCGACGGCGAATTGATCATCTACCAACTGGAAGTCCGGTCACCTCTTATGATCCGCGTCGAGCGCATCAAGGAGGAAACTGCGGTCATCAAGAAAGGTTGGCATGAGCAGATCGCCGACCGACTGGCCGAAGCGCTGGGTGGCGATCAAACAATCATCGCCAAGCACCAGGGCGTTGAGATCGAAACAATGAGGCTCAGCGGATGATCCATTACCACGGCACTCCGATTGGAGGCACCCGGCAGGACGGCGCGCGCTTCCTCGCTGGACGGCATGCGTTAGTGCCGTTCCCGCGCCAGGACGACATGGGCATAGTCGCCGATGTCTGCCAGTCGTTCGTGTTCGACAACGGCGCGTTTTCGGTTTGGAAGAAAGGAGGCACCCTAGATGTTGACGGATACATCCTCTGGGTTGAGCAATGGCACCGACATCCTGGCTTCGACTGGGCGCTGATTCCTGACGTGATCAATGGTGACGAGGCGGCAAACGACGCGCTGCTGGCGGTATGGCCGACGGAGTTGCGCGGCGTTCCGGTTTGGCATCTTCACGAATCACTTGATCGCCTCGCCCGCCTGGCTTCTGACTGGTCGACGGTGGCTATAGGCAGTTCCGGTCAGTGGGCAAGTCCGGGAACACCTGCATGGTGGAAGCGGATCAGTTCAGCGATGGGCGCCATCTGCGACGACCAAGGCCGCCCAGCTTGCAGACTTCACGGCCTGCGGATGCTCGACCCAGCGATCTTCCAGCACCTGCCCTTCGCCTCCGCCGACTCCACGAACGCTGCGGTGAACGGTGGAAGTATCAGCCGCTTCGGGATGTATGCCCCGCCCACCGCCGGCCAGCGCGCCAACGTCATCGCCGACCGTATCGAATCACACAACAGTTCACCGATCTGGCAGAGAGAATCCCAGGCCGAGATGGCCGTCTAATCCACCACCTTCTGCCGCCGCGGGCGGCATGGAGCACGCACATGGTCAGATACAAGACCGTAGAGCAGTTCTCTCGGGAGTCGGGCTATACACCCGATGCCGTCAGAACCAAAATCCGCGACGGAAAATGGCCGAAGCATCTTGTTTGGCGGAAAGCGCCAGACGGCAGAATTTTAATAGACGTAGAAGGATATTACTCATGGGTCGAGATGGGGGAGGCGTCCGCGCCGCATCTGCAAGTAGTATCGAAATCACTTTCCAATACCAGGGCGTCAGGTGCCGCGAGCGCATCGCGCTCAAGCCCACCGCCGCTAACCTGAAAAAAGCTGAACAGCACAAGGCCGCTATCGAGTATTCGATTGCGAACGGTACTTTCGATTATGCAGCAACGTTCCCAAAATCGAAGCGCGCCCTCACGTTCAGGCGCACCGATGCCAGCCAGCCTATTGGGGATTACCTGACGGAATGGCTGGAGAGGAAAACACCGACACTCAAATCAAGCACGGTCGCATTCTATGCGACAACCATCCGCGCAATCCTCAAGCCGATGTTCGGCGACCTGCCTCTGAATGAGCTGTCGAAAAAGATCATCAGAGAAAAGATGTCGACCTACCAGGTAGTCAACAAGACCCTGATGAATGTTCAAAGCTGCTTTCGCTCTGCGCTTAACGATGCAGTTGAGGATGAAATCTTGGAGAGCAATCCGCTTTCCGGCTGGGCCTACAAGAATCGTGAACAGCTCAAGGAGGAGGATGACGTCGACCCATTCACTCGCGAAGAGCAATTAGCAATATTGGCAGCAGCCAGGGGCGACACGTGGCCGCAACTGCAGTTCTCTTTCTGGACAGGTCTACGACCAAGTGAACTGATCGCCTTGGAATGGGGAGATATCGATTGGATCGCGGGGGAGATAAGGATCGTCAGGGCCAAGACGCGGGCTGCAAAAGAGCCAGAGTCGACCAAGACGTTAGCAGGAAGGCGCACCGTGAAATTGCTGGCTCCGGCGCGAGAAGCGTTGCTCAAGCAGAAGGAATTGACCTTCCTGGCAGGCGGCAGGGTGTTTCTCAATACAATCACTGGCGAGCCGTGGAAGCATGCCGGATATATTTACCGTGTCATCTGGATGCCGGCGATGAAGAAGTCTGGCGTCAGGTGGCGGCGACCCTACCAGAGTCGCCACACCTATGCCTCCATGATGCTATCCGCTGGCGAGAATCCAATGTGGGTAGCCAAGCAACTTGGCCACAAAGACTGGACCATGATCGCCAAGGTTTATGGTCGCTGGATGCCCTCCGCTGATGTCGGAGCCGGAGGGCGAGCCGAGGCACTTTTTGCCGGTAATGCCAGTGTTATGACAACATCTCCTCTAGACGACGCGGTTTAAGTCGAAACGATCCAGGTTCATCACTTTGGTCCACGCAGCGACGAAGTCCTTGACGAACTGCTGCTGCGAATCGGTGCTGGCATAGAATTCGGCCACCGCACGCAGCTGCGCATTGGAGCCGAAGACCAGGTCAACCC